AATTGTCCTCTAAATTCTTCAACAGAAACACCATCTTTAATAGCTTGATTAGCTAAATCTCTTTTATTGTGTCTTACGCCAAGATCAATAATTTCTTTTGAGTTCTTTTGAAATTCTTTTCTTGCTTCATCAACACTTTGCGATCTAACTTCATCAAGATTAATTTCTTTTTTCTCGTTTTCCATTATTTTCACCTTTGTTGTGTTTAATGTTTGTTTATCTTTAGAACGACCAACGCCAACAAGTCTACTTTGATCGGCAGGAACACTTACAGAACTAATTTCCATAGGAGTCCAACTAGCACGATAATAAGTTTCATCATCTTTGTTGTATCTTTCCATCTTATCTACTCTATAGCCAACAGATATATTCATGCGAATACCATCGACTACATCTCTAAAAACTTCTTCAGCAAGTCTTGATTTTCCAAATCTGACTACAGCAATTGTCCTCTTAGCTGCCTGATCTAGTTTAAATTCTTCTACCACACCAATTTGCTTAGTCATATCGTGATCAAGCAATAATGGCGATCTTCCTGATTGCATAAACTCCATGTTTATATCTTCAGGTGCATGTCCTAGAACTTCCATTCCAAAACTGCGTTCTACTGGTTCTTCAGAAGATACGCCAACTCGTACCAACCTTTTTTCTTCATCTATAAATTCAGACCTAGATAGATCAATAGTTCTATAGCTAGTTTTTAAACTAACAACTTTTCTATCTTCATCTTCTTCATAGTGATAAGGTCTAGCTGATTCCATTTCTGAATCTTCTTCTACCATTTCTTTATCCTCACCATGTTTGGCAAACTCAACAATAACTTTATTATCTTGTTCACTAATGTTGAGGATATGTCTATCTTCTTTATCTTTCATAGCTTTTTCCTCGTTTTTTGTTGATAAAGGATGCGATGCAGGAAGCAAGTCTGTATCATGCTTTCCTGATCTAAATTTACCAGTTCTAAGAACTCGTAAAAAACTGTTTACTCTTGCCATTGCCCATTGATTTGGCGATGTAACTGTAGGTCTTACACTTTGAGGATTAGTATTATATGCACCAATACCTCTATCATAGACCTTTTTGAGTGTACCTAAAGTTGTTCTTTTAGAAGCTGCATTATTTACTTCTTTATTATGTTCATCTACTTTGTTTTGTAATGCTTTTTCTGTTTTTGCAGATATAGCTCTTTCTGCATTATCTTCTACTTGTCTTACATCTATTTTGCCACCCATACCTGTATGGTTGACACAATAATAATAAAGATCAGGTGTATCTTCTTCTATTGTTATTGATATAGATGCGTTTTCTTCACCTGCTTTGCCATTGATATTGACACCTGTTTGATATGGTTCACCATCATTATGGACACCATCTTCTGTTGTTGAGAATCTAAGTGCGTGAGTTTTATTAGATGTGTCTGATAAATCAAACAGGTATGTATTATCTTCTAACATTACAAGTCTAGGTGATAATTCACCATCAAGGTAAAACTTATTGCCCTCACCATATTTGTTTTCACCCTCTTTAATTACTACCTCATATTCAATAGTTTCGTTTCTAACATTGTCAATACTTCTATCTTCTTTCATTTTTTCCACTAACCTTTTTGACCAAGCAAAACCAGCATCGCCACCCCATAATGCCCATGCAATTCTTCCGTTTGATGGATAGCCATCTTCACCAGCACTAAAACCCTCTGCTTGTTTATCAACCTCATGTCTGCTAAAAAAACTATACATTCTTTTAACTGTATCATCAGATAAGTTTTCATTAGCAACGATTTGTCTTGCTCTAGTAGCACCAACCCTAGTGCCACCTCTGTTAAATTCTTCACGCCAATTTAGACCTTTTTGTGCTTCTATTTTCATTCCCTCATTTGGTCTAGGCATCTTCTTCATCCCCACCAAGTATATTAGCTTCAACTGGTAACTTAGTTCCAAATGGTTGATAAGCTATTTCTATACCATATTGTTTTGCTAGTTCTACTTCTTTTTGATGTTGTTCAA